GAAACAGTTCTCAGAACCCGCATTTCTACTGAGGAAGTACGTGCTGACAGTGCTGAAACAGTTCTAAGAACCCGTATTTCTACTGAGGAAGTACGTGCTGACAGTGCTGAAACAGTTCTAAGAACCCGTATTTCTACTGAGGAAGTACGTGCTGACAGTGCTGAAACAGTTCTCAGAACTCGCATTTCTACCGAGGAGGTGCGTGCTGACAGTGCTGAAACAGTTCTCAGAACTCGCATTTCTACCGAGGAAGTACGTGCTAACAGTGCTGAAACAGTTCTTAGAACTCGCATTTCTACCGAGGAGGTACGTGCTGACAGTGCTGAAACAGTTCTTAGAACCCGTGTTTCTGACGAAGAGGTACGTGCTAAAAGTGTTGAAACAGTTCTTACAACCCGTATTTCTACCGAGGAGGTTCGGGCTGACAGTGCTGAAACAGTTCTCAGAACTCGCATTTCTGACGAGGAGACCCGTGCTAAAAGTGTTGAAGTAAGCCTTGAGTCCCGTATCTCATCGGAGGCATCCCGCGCTACTGGTGCTGAGTCAAGCATTGAAGCAGACCATTCTTATACCAAAAGAAAGTTGACTGAACTATACTATTACTTGTTTGCTGAGACTAGCGATGCTAACCCTTTTTTAACTATCACTCCTACCCGTACTTAAATAACCTGGTAATAATGAAAATAAAACCAATATAAAAATCAATAAATAATTATTTTAAAATATTAAAAATAATTATTTCAAATCAACCCAAGACAAATGAGAATAAAACACGTAATAAAATATCTAATAATAAGAAGCCTGCCAAGAATACAATCCAGAATTGATAGAATAAATAGAGGTAAACTCCAAACATTGATTAGTTCCTAACTCAAATTCATCGTCTCCATCCACCGGTGTAACTAAAGAATTAAATATTAATTCACTTGGTGTAGATGTTTTAATTACAATCGTATCTCCACTTTTGTTTATTAAAGAATATACAATACCTTCGTCTGTTATAGAAGGCAATACTATTTTAGCAGGAACATCAATAATATATCTGATTTTATTAGTCAACTCAAAAATAGGATTTTCTGACTCATCATAAGAAATATTATCATATGTCACATGAAAAAATCCAGAGTATATAGTAGGTTGAACATTTTCTAAAACATCTCTAAGTGGCTGGATTTTATCATTAATAGTAGTTACAAAATTAGGATCATCTCCGATAGCATTAGCCAATTCAGTTAGAGAATTTAAGGTTTCGCTCAATGAAGAGTCTCCAAGTAAATCAGAAATGGCAGATTGAACAAATTCAGTGGTAGCAATTTGTCTCGTACTTGTTCCATAAGGAGCAGTATCCGCTGTAGGAATACCTGATAAATTAATAGATGATGCTAATTTGTCACTGGTAATAGAACCGTCACTCATCGCAGACGTATCTATCAACTTGATAATTACATTTCCAGAAATATCAGTGTGCAACACACCAGGTGATTCATTCAAATATTTTAAATATAATTTTTTAGAAACGTTAAGAGATTCTAAGTTAAAATCAGATGAGTTATTTGCAGTTGGATTAACTGCCGTATTGACAACAGTTGTTTTACCCATCTGAATTGAAGTAGATTTTAACTTAATTGTGTACGACATATAAATTATATTTATATTTTATTTTATATTAATTTTTTACGTAACATATTCATCTTCAAACATAATACCCTTATAAGTATCTATTTGTATAAATTTTTATATTCAGACTTCATTTTGTCTTTAATATACTGCAAATTAAACGCAGTAGAGTCGGTATTTTCAACAACAGAAGAAACAACTGGTTCAGAAATAGTAACAGGAGTAGAAACAGTAGTAACAGGAATAGGAGGAGGAGCAAAAACAGGAGCATTCAATTGTCTGAGATGTTTGTTATTTAAATGATTAAAAACGATATTCTGTTGTGCTTGTCTTTGTTTGTTTTTTTCTCCATGACCAAACTGTCGCTTTAAGTGTCTATTGGGAAAAATATCCATATTATTCATTATAAAATAAGACAATATTATTTATAAAACAAACAAATCAACGGAATAATTAAATAATAACACAAATAATAACCAATAATAACATAAATAATAACCAATAATAACACAAATAATAACCAATAATAACACAAATAATAACCAATAATAACACAAATAATAACCAATAAGTATTCTAAATATTTAGAAAACTAAACTTTATATAGTCAAAATTATTATATTATTATATTTTTTTATACGTATAATTTATAATAATGTCTATGTCATTTCCAATTATTTATAATGCAAAAGATAATTGTAACATTACCAAATATTACCAATTTGCTTCATCTGGTATTAAATTAGAAACTGACATATGTCTAAAAAATTTGTTACAGGAAAAAACAATTGAGGAAATAAGGGATGAAGACATAGATTTGTATACTGAAAGCGGAGTAATTGTTGATGAAACCAACTATTATGAGAATCTAAGCATCAATGATCCAAATTGTTGTATTAGCAATCCTACTGCGTTTTGTATTAGTTCTAGTTTTATTCAACAACCTGAGCAAGATAATCAGTCATATACAATTACAACTGGTACAAATGTATTTAACAATGTGGAAAACACAGTGTCATCTATCATTCAACTAGCAAGTGACAATAGCCCCATTTTTGATACAGATTTAATTATAACTATTACTGATGGTCCTAAATCATTCAACTCAACTGAACTAGTTCCTAACTGGACTGCAGAATTTGCAGATCATGCAAAAGATCTCCTTCAAAGAGCAGTTAATAGTGAATTAAACAACACAATTAACGAAGGTGGACAAAGTCTACTAAGTATTGGCGAGGATACAGATTTTAATAATAATTATTCTTTAGGAAAGAATCTGTCATCGTATTATACAATTGATCCTCTCAACAATAAGGTAACAATAAATTCAATTACCCAAATTTATGACTCGTCGTTTAATAAAGTAGATATCATTATAGATCAAACAAAAATAAAATCTTCTGACTCAGTTGGTAGTTACAAAATTGTTCAAGAAGAAGCAAATGTTAAAGTAGGAGAAGACTCTACCGATAACATTAGTTATCAATTCATTATTGGTAATACCGAAAACAATGATAATAACCAATATTTATCTGAGATTAGTACCCTTGATAATGATGTTAGACTTGAGAGATATTTAGATCTGATAAATGATGTCACTGATGCAAATAGTTTTAGAATAGAAGTTGTCACCAAAAATGATAATAGTGGATTAAACTTTGACCCCCTTACTAATGACAACAATTTGTTTACCATTGATAATACACCAATGATTGACAATTTGCTATTTATGGAAAACATAGTCTACAACAACGGTCTAGACTCACTCCCAATTAATCTAGAAATAACGCAAAATGATATGTATATTCTCCCATCAGATGAAACTGATGCGTACATGACAAACTTAAATTATTTATCTTTGTCGCAAAATGGTGAAAGCCTTGGAGAAAATGAGTATAATGCAGATGGTGAAATTGTACTTAATATTGCATCAATTGATAACAGAGTATCAATAACAGACCAAACAATAATAGAAGAAGAAACACGTAAATTTACTGAAATATTTGTGGAATATGATGCAATGTCTGAACTTATGAAAACAACCGAAAATGTGAGTTATGAGATTATAAATATAGCATCACCAACGGGAAACGGTCAGTACGGTTCAGCCGCAGATAATAACGGAGCATCTTTATACGCAAACACAACACTTACAGATTATAATAACATCAATTTGACATCCGGTTTAGTAACAGAGAATGATGAAATTATTATAATAAAAGTCTCCCCTTTGGCCAGTCTATCCGGCAGCGATCCAAGTGAACAAAATTTATATATATTAAATAATGATACAATAGATCCAGATATAGCAGTTAGTGCTCATGCAAATGTTTCTATTACAGGTAATGGTATACAAAATTTAAGAGATAACGACGATTTAAGAATTTTATTTTACCCAAAAACACTAAGTGATTTGAATATAGCAACTGAGGGAGATGAATATACTAACCCCATAGAAGTATTAGAATCAACATTGGCTGATCAAAACCCTACAAATAACTGGTTAATTGGTTATTCAAATGATACATACCCATATATTACAAGTGCTTCAAGTATATTCACAAAATTTAACATTTTTCCTTCATTATCTACTTATATCACTATATGTAAAAATAGACTGTTCTTAGATTTGAATATAACTTATTCGTTAGATGCAACCAATTTAAATCTCCCCAAAATAACTGTTAGTCATGATGGAGTAAGTGGAGTAGATGATGATGATATTCCATATAATATTAACGCAGTAAGCATTGATATTACAGGTGTATCTGTTTTGCAAAATGTAAATCCTGAAATTTTAACTACAGTGTATGAACTTATGTCAAATGTAAGCATTGGTACCCCATCTATACAATACAAACAAGTGAAGAAAACAACCGTTTCCACTTATAACGCAATATTTGATTTCAACTTGGCTGGGTTTAATAATATTAAAATGATGACTCCCAATATAACCAGCACCATTGAGGAGTACATTTATTATAGTGCCTCAACAAGTATATCTATATCAGTTATTGATAGAAATGGAAGTAATACATTAACTGCTAGCAACTCACCATCTCGCGTGTCTTCAACAAGTTTTCCAACTGATAAGTCTATTAAAATGACTGCAACAAATGACCAAGTGATACAAACAAAGTTTATGTTATCTCAGCGTTCAATTACCCCTTTGTTTGGACAACTTCAGGGTAGAAATAAAGATGGCGAAAATAGTTACACTTCATGGGAAAATATAGGTAATATTATATCAAGCATAGATCCTTATCAAAATCTTACAATTAAGCCACCTGGAGGCGCAGATATCGGATATGAAATAACAGTAAATATTTTCCCTATTAGTACATCAAATGACGTATACGGTGAAGTTGTTTTGGAATTTTCTGATCCATATTATTTCACGCCACTAATATTAAATAATGCGATTACAACTGGATTAGTAAGTGGATATAATTATAATGTTAACACGTTATACAACTCCGAGAACTATTCAATAGAACAATTGAATCCAAATTATTATCTTGATAATGCATTGATTCCATTTGGAACCGTGTTAAACTTAAATGTGGAAATTACTTACAACTCTCCTGATGCAACAGAAGGTAATGCTACATATGGAGCCACAATGGTTATTAAGGAGGATAGGGGTAGGAATAATGGGGGTATAGTGACTCGTGCTACAATTACAAGCAGCACACCTAGTTTTAACTCAACAATTGTGATAGCAAAAATAAATAAATCATTGTACTCTGTGAAAAAAACAATAGGAGAAGATTTCAATACAGTATCTTTAATTGGAGACGATGTAACTAATATGTTGGATCTAGGAGACGGTGTTACAGTGAAGTATGATAATAGTATTGCAGTAAATGATTTTATAAATTTCTATCTTAACGCGGATAAAATAGCGGTTAACCTCACTGGAGTAGTAACCACTACTCCTTCTCATATTACCAGTTTGGAATATTCTCAAGAAGGTAGTGAAACCATTAATATTCCTTTTTATAGAGGATATGCTAGCGATGATACTAGTGCTGAACAAACACTTACATACACCATTAAGCGCAGTAATTTAACAGAATATGTGATAAAGGCTGGTGAAAGTGCAGAATATGTGTCAGATACATTTACAAATATTTATGTAAACTCAACAAATGAGGTTAGTTTTAACAATGTTATTGGTTCAATTGGTACCACATTTACATCTCTATTTTCGCGTCTGCCTTCAGAAATTCTAATTGATAGTAAAAAGGTTCTGCCAATTTTTTTAAGAAGTGACTCTGTAAGAATTATAAGAAATTTAACACCTCCTTATTCTGAGGAGTTCCAATTAAGTGATTATAAATTATACCAGTTTGTTAACGGAGAAGTGTTAAAGGCGTTGAATTTAAGAGTGTCATCATCTGTGAATATAAATGATTATTACGAGTTAGTTTACAGCAAATCACAAACATTAGTGTATTATAATAGTAACGACATTGGAAATCCGGCTGACATAACAGACCAAGGTTGGGGTACTAAAATACTAGAAATACCCTTTATTGATGCTAAAATCGGTGTTTTTATTGATCAAACTGGCAAGGATGACGAGGATGACGAGGAGAGATTTTTATTTTTTAGGGTTAGCGACAACACCAGAACAAATTCCACAACATTTATTGTTATTGCAACGCCACAAATGTTTGCCACGCAATTAAGTGTAGATGGAGTAGTTCAAGTGCCATTTGACACAACTAATAGTGACTTTTATGATGAAAACAAATTGATAACAATGTATTTCCCAATTACTGATTCTAATGTTTATAATCCATTTTCTCAAGTTGCTGTCAGCAAAAATGTAAACAACATAACTTTTACTGGGTTTTTTGAAAAGAATATAAACGAATACTCTGATCCTACAAAAAATTATGATCCATCATATTTTACAATTATTGGTTCTTCTATTGAAATAAAAGAAGTCAGTATAGATAGAGCACCTACATTATTAGATCCTCCTGAGCCAGAGATTGTAACACCAACAACAAATGGTCCAAATGGCGACGGTATCATTTTTTCTGGATTGATCAGTGATTTACTTGTTACTTTACCTGAAATAAATATTTATAGTCCCTTCGTGAGAACTACAGTTGAAGAAGATAACAAAGTAATTAAATTAAGTTACACACAAGAAAGTAATACATTTTTTGAAGATGTATTTGGTGATAATCCTGATACTGTAAAACCTGAATTTAATATAAAGTTAACTATTGATGGATTTTTTATTGAACCAGGAGAATACAAATTAGTGTCTTCCATAACAAAAGGAATTCAAACGTGCATTTATGATATGGTTAAACGAGAAAACAGTGTTGTTTTACTGAAGTATGAATGCTTTAACATTGATTTCACTAATATGCCAAAAGATTCCATGATTAAACAAATTAACTTTGTTCCTACGGCAGTATACACTTCTATTGTGTCTCTACCTGTGCAAGAGTTTGGAGAAAAATATTTATCAGTATTTAACAATATAACACGTGACAATTTGTCAACTAATGGTGAAACTGGTGAAATAAATTGGACACAATTAACAGGAGAGTCAGGAACTGCATTGATTAATAATTTTTGCTTGAATATTACTGCGATAAATGGGAAGGGTTTAGAAAATATTATTGAACTATTGTTTGCCACATCTGAAATACCGCAAAATTTTACAGTAATTAAACAACCCAATGCAATAGAGATTTTAGCGACAGACGGAACACCCAAGTTCATTATTACACCATTTGGACAGATATTAACATCTAGTATAAATGTAAAATCAATAACTTTTTTTGAATCTGCTGCTACAAAAAGCAGCAATATTGAATTAGTAGAGACAAACTCCGGTGTAATAAGTGAAGTTGTTTAAACAACCAAAGTAATAATATTAAACCATATAACCCATTATTAAAAACAATATAAACAATATATGACATTATATAGTATAAAATGTCATATGTATATCTGCTATTAGCATGTCCAAAAAGAGATGCAACCTATGTCGGAGCCACAGTTGACTTGGGAAGACGGTTACGGCAGCATAATAAGGAAATAAAAGGCGGTGCGCATGCAACGGGTGTCAAGGTGGCCAAGGGTGATACGTGGATAAGAGCGGGACACGTGGCCGGATTTCCGGACTGGCAGGCAGCCTTACAATTTGAATGGCGTTGGAAACAGATAACGCGTAAAATGCCAGTCAAAATGAAACCACTGGATAGACGTATTGCGGCGCTAAAACAATTATTAAGTTTAGAGCGCCCAACAACAAAAGCAAAAGCATATAGCGAGTGGCCAAGTCCACCGATAGTAAATATGGAAGATGAAGAAGCCATTCAACTCTATAATTCTTTAGATGATATCAAATCATAAAAATCATAACTAATAAAATCAGATTTTAAATGAGCATGCATAACGCCATTTATACAAGTGAAGACAAGCGGGACATGGAGACATAAAATATGAACTAATACAGAATAAAAGTAAGCAGACTCGCGTTGTTCTGTACCAGGTTTCGTATATTTTAAACAAAAATACCTAAATTTTTCAGAATCAGCAAAGCAATTTTTTTTATCTTTATCTGGTTCTACAACTTGTTGATAATATTCTACATATTTATTGAGAGAATATGCAGAAATGGCAAAAAACTTTGCAATTAACCACCAATTTCGGTGTTCTATAATAAAATAATGACTGTCTACAAATGTAACATAATTAATAGTAGAAAGACATGTTAAAACGTCTAACCATTTACAAATACCAGAGTGTTTTATTTTGCGCCAATGTAAAATAGAAGTGACATATAATGAAAATCCTAATACAGTCAAAACCTTAAAACCATAAATAAAATTAATTATAAAATTTAATGAAAAAAAATGAGAAGAATATACTCCGTATCTAGAATACCTGTATGGAACACAAATATCAGAATCTGAGTCTGATTCTGAATCTTTAACATCTACGACTTTTTCTTGTAACTTATCATTATTATTGATCATAATATATAAAAATTAAAATTTAGTAATTATTATACTATTTTGTAATTATCCTTTTATATTGATTTAATATATTCAAATCATTTCAAATCATTTCAAATCATTTCAAATCATTTTCTATTTTATTTGAAAACCATCTGTTTCATGTACGCAATTTCTGCTTTTTGAGTAGCAACAATATTGTCAGCCAATTTTTTCACCCTTTCTGACTTGGTTTTTTGCAGAATTTCTTCACTTGTCAAAAGAGCCATAGAATGATGTTCAATCATTTCTTTCAAATAGTCATTATCATAAATATATTGTTGCGATTTATACAAATAAACAAAAACAAGTAAAAAGATAAAAAGAGTTAAATAATAAGTGGTGCTTAATTTAAATGGAGACATATGGTAATCAAACATGGCAACTTCTACAAACCCCATTAACAGAGCCATTATAACTGAAATATAAAATTTACCCATACTAAATGTAATATTTGAAATAGAATTAGTCATAATTAGACTCATAATAACGAATTGTATGACAAAACTGAAGAACATCATTGTCCATAATGAATAAGATAAGTTCATTTATATTATTCATTATTTTTCTTTTTCTTTGTCTTTTTCTTTGTCTTTTTCTTTTTCTTTTTCTTTGTCTTTTTCTTTGTCTTTTTCTTTTTCTTTGTCTTTATTTTCGTTTCTTAATCGTTTTCTTTTTTCCTCTAATAACACTTCGTCTAACTCGTGTCTTTCCATTGCCAGATTTTAAATGCTTTTTAACAAATGCGCTAATTTCACCACGTCTATTTAGAATCAAATCAACGATATTTTGATAAAAAGAGCGGAATTCCTTTTTCATCTTTATAATTTCATCAAAACAAATCCATCTAATTTCAGTTTTTTCAAATATTTTAGCGTCTTTAATAATCTTTCGGCTCAATCTTTTTTGCAAAAACTGTTGATTGTTGTTGTAATAATGAGGCAAAAATTTATCATAAGCCATAGGAAATATATGAACGCGATAAATACCAAAACCAGTCGCCTTATAATCAATCGGAAAAGTGCCATATTTGGTCAACATTTCCTTTATCTCTGCCGAAGAACCAAGAAACCCAGTAAGTTCTTCACCGCCTTCGCGTATTGCCGTCTCTAAAAATGACTCATTTTTATCAGTTCCACCGCCGAAATCACTCCAACCCGGATTTTCGTCAAATTCTCGTTCTTTTCCAAATAGGAAATATATTTTTCCATTGCATACGGTTACGGGTAAGATAGATGCGCCCATAGTATATATTATTATATTAAATTACAAGTATTTTATAATTATTTATTCAATATAATAATATTTTCTTTTTTCTTTTTTAATTTTTAAAGTCTAAAATCTTGCAAGAACTATGAATTTGTTTATGCAAATCTGGCAGGCGTGGGGATTTGGTAATCATTAATAAATGGATCATCAGAAGCAGATGTACCATATAGAGCATTCCACAATTGAGCATTCTTGCGCTTCATGTAGTCAGCAAACACGTGTTGGTTGCTAAACACGAACTCGTGAATACCAGACACCAATTGAATCTTAAATTTGTTAATAATGCACTCCACATTTCCGACAGCAGCAGAACTATCAGAACTGATGGCAAAAAACAAGATATCATCATTATCTCCCATGATATCAATTCCTCTGCTTGAATAGTCATCCAAAATCATGTTGTGTTGCTGGAAATAGTTAGAAGAAGAAACATGGGAGATGTTTTTCAAGTTGGCAACCATGTTGTACTTAGAGCCAGCAACAAGCACATCACTATCATTGCGAATGTATGTGGCCTTGCTTCTGTACCAAGATTGTTCTCCTGCGGTACCCTTCTTTACTGTGTACATAGTTAGAAAAGGCATAGAGACAACTGATGGTGTACAAGTTTCCAAATACATGGCCTTAACATCACCAACCTTTAGTCCGGTAGCGGGAACATAGAAATTGAACTTATTGCCGTCAACAGAGTTTCTCATGCGCCAGCCATCACAGTTGGCAGCATTGGTGTTAATTGTGTAATTGCACTGCTCAAGAGGAACAGGCAATGTAGAAGAATCTTGATAAACGGTAGGAACGTACAACATCATGGTAGATGATCTGAGTGCGAGTGTCTCAAGTCTGTCGTCAGCAGCATCGCGTGCAACCTCCTCTGTAGAAAGACGAGTTGTAAGTGTAGATTCGGCAGCACGGGCAACCGACTCCTCTGTAGAAACACGGCTGGTAAGACTCAATTCGGCAGCACGGGCAACCGACTCCTCTGTAGAAACACGGCTGGTAAGACTCAATTCGGCAGCACGGGCAACCGACTCCTCTGTAGAAACACGGCTGGTAAGACTCAATTCGGCAGCACGGGCAACCGATTCCTCTGTAGAAACACGGCTGGTAAGACTCAATTCGGCAGCACGGGCAACCGACTCCTCTGTAGAAACACGGCTGGTAAGACTCAATTCGGCAGCACGGGCAACCGATTCCTCTGTAGAAACACGGCTGGTAAGACTCAATTCGGCAGCACGGGCAACCGACTCCTCAGTAGAAAGACGGGTAGTAAGAGAAGCATCCGCAGAAACTCTTGAAGCAATTTCAGAAGTCATATCACTTACTCCACTGGAACGAACACTATCAGCAAGATTTTTTAATTCCAAAAGAGTATCAAATGAAAGTTCAGCACTAGCGGTAACCAAATTCAACGCATCCTGCACTTCTTTAACCTTCAAGTCAACATAGCCCATATTTGCGGCATTTTGAGAACTTGTTGGGGCATCCACAATATTTAATTTAGTGCCAGTAATAATATTCATATTTGTTCCAGTCACTGTAGCAACATCACCGAGGTATAAAGTAAGACTAGCCATATTATACTATATGTTTGTACTTTATTTTTTACAAAAAAAATAACTATTATTGTAAAACAATAAACAATATATACAAAAAAATAACACGATATATATAATGACAAAAACAATAAAATCAAAACCAAGGAATACAAAAACAATGAACAAAAAAACAAATAAAATAAAAACCAGAAATAAAAATAAAAAAACAAGAAAGTCTGTAATAGCAAAAGGGTTAATAAAAATGTTACCAAATAATACGCCCAAGGAAATTGACGCAATAAGTCAGAAAATAAAAGATGCATTATCGGTATCCATAACAGCAACAAAATCATATTCCCCTTCTATTAACCGTGAATTAGTCACAATAAAATCCATGTCAAGAGATGATTTACTTGATTGTAATAGCAAAAAGGCGTTTAATTTAAAGGAACCGTTAAAAATAAATGTCGGAAACAAATGCTATGCCTATTCAGATCCTATAGCAATATCATTTTTACTCAAAAACATGGCCGCTAATAAACATGTTAACACAGATAAAATAATTACACCAAAACAATCATTAAGCAATTGTTGGTTCAATACTATGTTTGTTTCTCTCTTTGTCAGTAACAAGGGACGTAAATTCTTCCATTTTTTCCGAAGTTTGATGATTGAAGGGACCAATGCCAAGAAGGTACCAATACCACAAACCCTTAAAAATGGATTCGCACTGCTTAATTATGCAATTGAAGCGTGCTTAACAGGAAACGAATATGCATACAATATGGATACTAATGCAATCATTGAGTCCATTTACAAAGCAATACCGAAGGAGTATAAAGACACATTACCGTATATGACGCCAACAAAACAAGCCGGCAACCCAATTAGATACTATGGTAGTATTATGTATTATCTCAATGATCAAACAATTGATATGTACTTTCTATCTAGCGCAACTAAAGACTGGAACAAAATGTTAAATGAAAAACTTAATATAAATACTAACAATACAAATAAATACCCGCACATAATTGTATTAGAATTTTTTGACGCGGAATCAAAAACAACCACAAATAAACCTACTAAATTCAAATTAGGGAATGCAAAATACCAATTGGATAGCGCCGTTATTAGAGACAAAGATGGAAACCATTTTTCGTCGTTGCTAACGTGTGAGAAAAAGGAGATGGCATATGATGGTATGAGTTTTCATAGACTGGTTAATATGGAGTGGAAAAACAGAATAAATACAAATTATAGTTGGCGTTTTGAAGGTTCTAAAGATGCAGAAGGGAGACTTGTAGAGTGGAATTTTCTTAGCGCATATCAGATGTTGATTTATTATCGTATTTAAACAATAGAAGCCGCGATTTTCTTCCCACCTTTAAATGACGGCTCCACATCATATATAATATCATCGGAGTCTACGATTATACTGTCTATTTTTAGCACTTGATAACTGTTTTTCTCCTGATTGGCTTCTAGTAATTCATTCCATTGTTTAATAAAGGGGTAAAACATTTTAAAAGAGGGTTTCAAAGGATAATATAAATTCAAGACAACAATATTTTTTAAAGGAAATGTCTTTTTAATCGCTGTAATGAGTTTAATGTATTTTTCAAATAAGGCATTAATAGTGGATTCGCTGTTGCGACTGTTCAAGATATCATTTCCACCAGCACTTACAAATATAGAAGTATCGGTCTTCAATGCATTTATAGCAGACATTTTATCTTCAGGTATATTCTCCAAATGGGTAATGCAATCTTGAATAGTCGCGCCGTCTTTAGCAAAATTGTAAAAAAGTTGTTCCGGCTGCATTTTGTTCTTAATTAAGTCGGGAACAGATTCATTTTCAAATACATAAACCGAGTTATTTAGAATACTGTCGCCTATTAAGATAATATTGTTATTTTTATTATTTTTGTTATTAAATGCTTCAAACAAGGCAAACTTATTTTTATTAATAATAAATAGATATAACCCAAATAAAAGAACAAATACAGTAAAAAATAAAAAGATAAGTAAGTAAATACTTTTTTTGTATTTAAAATTAAATTTAACGTTGCTCATATATAACTATTTCACACTAATATATATGAACAAAACAAAAAAACGCAATAATAAAAATAAACATAAACACAATCATAATCATTCTAAACGCAATAATAATAATACCAGACCGCCAAAAAAGTATAGTTATATTTATAAAAATAAAAATAAAAATACAATAAAACATCAAAAAGGCGGTTTAAATCTATTAAGGGATACAAAAAAAAATGCTTATTCAAGTTTAAAAGATGAACAAAATGAACGTAATGCTGAGTTAAAAAGATTAATTTCTAATAAATGGTTAGAAGAATATAAAAATGTTATTCCTGTAATAAATGAATACAAAAACAAATACAAACAAATGTGGGAAAATGCTATAATAACTGAAAAGGGAGAATTAAAGGGGAAAGATATTATTAAGTTAGATGAAGACCGCCAATTTATAAAAAAGGTGGGTGATTATTTTTCAGAAACATTTGTTAAACCATTGAGGGATAATAATGGTAATATTAACCAAGTTTTACAAGAGGCAAATGTTTTATCAAAAATGTGCAAACAAGTTATGTTTGAAACTGGTTCTGAAGAAAAAACAGATTGTAAAACAATAATAGAAGGGTTAATTAAACAAAACCTGATTATTTTACAATTAGAAGTTACAGAAATATCAAATGTATTGCAAACCATTTTTACAGAACAAGATAAAGAATTTGAATTGTGGATAAACCAAGAAAAGGAAAGACAGAAGGAACAAGAAAGACAACAAAAAGAAGCAGAAGAAAATCAAAAACAACGAGAAGATGAAATGGATAAAATGATATCAGTTGAACTAGCGAAAGGAATTGCAAACCAAAATTGGAAACAGTCATTGCAAAAATTTAAAGAATTCAGAAAAAGAAAGACTAAAATAGATTTTAAACCAGAAAACATAAACTTAGAAACGGAAGTATTAAAAAAAACTGGAGAAATGCAAGCAAGATTTACAAAATTTAAGAAAAAATTTGGTAATTGGAATTCATTTAAAAATCTAGGAAATATATTAACAAAACTAAATTTATCCATTGAAATGTATACTAATTTAATCAAAGAAGATGATGTTTTTTGGAGAGATCCATCATTAACATATTATGAGTCAACTAAGAAAACATACTTGGGAAACATAAAAGTATGTCTAGAAGAATTTGATTCCATTATGGATGATATTTTAAATAAAAAACATATTGATACATTAGACTCAACAATTAAAGAGAGATTATCAAATTACAGTAAAGAAGTTAAAGACAAATTAGATGCAGACTTAAAATATACTACAAAACAAATTCAACTTACCAATTTAATAAAAGATTTAACATTTTTACATACACAACGTGCTGATATTGAAGCATTTATTAATGATTATTCAAGTAAAGAAAATTATCAAATATATAAACAGAAAATAAATGGACTCAGTTTAAATATTGCATTAGAACTTTATACAAATTATTTGAAAGATATTAAAAATAAGGGAGAGTTTGTTTCTAAATTAGATAATAGAATAGACCAAATTCAGAATGATATAATACAATTATATTCAATAATTTCAGATGCAAAGGAAAGAGAGAAAAAGGCAACGGTCAAACAGCAGGAGATTGAATTACTTAAGGTTAGACAACAAATACTGGAAGAAGAAATAAAGAGAAAGGTAACCGAAGAAAAGAACCCTAATTTTGTTGCAGAAGATGAACCTTTGACTGAATCAGCAGAAGAAAACTCAGATGCTCAATCCATTTCATCACTTGGAACAAACCAAGGTTCACAAAGATCATTATCATCAATTTCAGTAGGGTCACAAGGGTCACAAGGGTCACAAGGGTCACAAGGGTCACAAGGGTCACAAGAATCACAAGGATCACAAGAATCACAAGAATCACAAGAATCACTACAATCAATAAAAACCGAACTTTTAAACACTACACCACCAAACCGGGTTACATTTAATAAAATAAAAAATAAATTAAATGAAATAAGTAAATGGTTAAAACCTGGATTAAAAGAATCCAAAACAGAACCAAAATATACTAATTTATTTTCTTCTTCTATACACAATGAATTAGATGAACTAACAAATGTAATTAATTCCAGTAGTTTACCAATACCATCCCATGAGACTCCAACAAAACTAACATCATTAACTCAAACAATACAGGGATTATTAAATGGATTATCAAAACAAGAATCAAAAACAGAGTCAAAATCCTTTTATTCTGAAACAGCAAAAAATCCAATGTTATTAAACCAAATACAAGAAGAAACAATAGAAAAACAAGAAAGAAAAATGAAGGAAATTGCCAAGTTAGAACATAACTTAAGACACGTGAATGCTGAACTTGGGATAACAAATGAAAAATATGATGATAATAAATACAAGGATGTAGTTGAAGAAGAATTAAGAAAGATAAAATTTAGAAATGAATATGATTTAAATATAGCAATCAGAGAATTAGATAACCTTACACATCAAAGCAAAACAATAAGCAATAATCAAGATATATTACAAGACGTTAAAGATAGAAAGGAAATAATAACTAAAAAGCAGGAATATTCAAAAAAGTCTGCAACTACATTAGCAAATGAAATAAAAATGACTGAAAGACAAAAACTAATAGAAGATAAACAGAAATCTATTGAGGGTCTAATTCGTAAAATAATAAATTTACCAACAGATCAACCATATAATAAAAAAAACATGATTGAAAGGGTTGATAAAATGCTTGAAAATCCACAAAATGATAAAGCAAAAAAAATGTTAGAAAGGATAAAAGAAATTATAAATGGAAAAGATACTGATTTAGATGATTTTAATAAATCTATTAAAAGATTAGATTTTCATGCATCAATGATTAAAAACCCACCTCTAACAAACCCACTAACAACACCTGTAACAACAACACCTGTAACAACCACAGCGAAAAAAGTATCTCTTACAAATTATAAAAAAATTGCGTCATCTACAAGTCAACAAGCAATACCAAGTACTATTATTTTTGAACCGACACAAAAATATAACCAAAGAGAAAATGAAATTAAAATATTAAAAATGAAAGAATCAAGGGTAAAAGAGGCAGAAGCAATGGCAAAGGCAAGAGCAAAGGCACAGGCAGATGCAATGGCAAAGGCAGAGGCAGATGCAAAGGCAAAGGCAAAGACAAAGGCAATAGCAAAGACAAGAACAAGGACAGATGTAAGTAAAGGTAGATAAAAAACAATTACAACAAATTGATCAATCAACGATAAAGAAATTCAAACAAATCAAAAATAAATAGTATATTATTATTTCTTAAGATTTCTAACCTCAGCCTTTAATTCTTGTATTTCCTGAATAAGGATACCAATCAATCCTAAGTAGTTTACTGTCTGCAATTCTGCTCCATCTTTTTCACCGGTAACAAGACAATGAAAATCACTTTGAAGTTCGTGTGCAATAAGACCAATTTCTGTTTTTCCATTCAGTTTATTCAAATACTTAATTGGTTTCAAATTATCTACCGTATAAGAGGAGTTTAAAGGTTCAATAATATCTTTGATACGGTAATCGCTTGTTGTTAAATAATTATTAGCAGAAACGAATCCGGTTACAGTTAAATTTCCAGTTATATTAGTAGCCCCAGTTATATTAGTAGTCCCAGTTATATTAGTAGTCCCAGTTATATTAATCCCACCTGTATTACTATTTGAAATAGAATTACCTGTACTATTCCAAAAACCAATAGAATTATCTACTATGTAATTGACAATATTAGAAGATTTTGTAGGATTATTAAAAATTTGTATTGAATAAGTAGCAGGATTTGCACCAATCGGTACATAAAAATTGATCTGTCCAGAGTTAATAAACCACGAATCTGGTGTATATGTACCAAAATGAACTTGTGAATAAATGGTAAAACCGGAACCAATAATAGCAACTATGGTTGTAGAACCTGAAATACTTGAAGTAGAAGATAATGAAGTAATAACAGGATTTGTGCTACTTGTAGCCGGATTTGTCCATCCTCTGCATCCAGATGTTCCTGACATAATATACTATATTTACACATTAATAAATATAGTATTTAATACATTTACAAAGACAATAATAATAAAGACAATAATAATAAACACAATAAAATAAGTCAAAATAAAATATATAAACTTACCTAGGAGCAAAATCATCCGGACGCATTTTTATATTTCCTTGTATATATTTGCGGCAAATAGTATAAAATAAATATCCAATTCCGATTCCAATACAGAAACCAACTATTAATTGTAAAATAGAATGATCTAAATAAATATATCTTTGTAAAAAAGTAAGCAGTGTGACACCTAAATAAATACTAGAAAAAAATGGATTATTTAAAACTAAAGTAATAAATATCAAACTAAAGGCACATTGTTGAGCATGTCCAGAGGGCATCCCATACTTGTCAAAATCAAAGTCGTAATTATTTTCAATCGCTATTTCCATTATTCGTGCATTCTTTTTAGGTCTGGGTTCTTTAAAAATCAGTTTTAAAATGATATTGAGAATAACGTTAAAAATAGTGCCAACAATATAAAAGGATAAATAATTCACTTTATTTTTCAGAAGAACGAGAGAAAAGATGTGCAATATTATAGGAGCATATATACCTGAATATTTAAATAAATTTATAAAATAGAAAAAATCTGTAAAGGATGAATACATAATATATATTTATATTGTATATTATTTGTCGGCGACCCTTTGCTTTTGTTATTAAAAGCAAAAGCAAAGAAAAGGCGCCCCTAATACTGATACAATGTCTCACAAATAATAGAGCAACTCCAATCCGCGCCATTTAGATTCACGATATAACCGCGATCATCTACTAGGCGAATGCGTAACCGATCAATATCCACTGGGCCGAAATAGATGCGTTTGTTGTCCTGTAATTGACCACTAAATTCAACGAGACTGCTTGCGTTTGTAATTGGATATTTGATGTAAACGGTTGCAAAAGTGTCGGATTTGGCTGGTGTTGGAGCCTTTGACTTATTTGATCCGCTTCTGTTTTTATTTTTAATAATTTCATTAATAGTGTACATTTGTGCATTGGTAAGTGTTCTTGGCGCAGAAGGTAAAACTTGCATGGTTGAAAATTTGAAATCAAGAGAACCCACTTCGGAAACATTTGTTAAATTGCCTAGTGCAGTTACAGATAGAGGTGGATTCGGTGGTTCACAAAAATATGGCTGCGATGTATTAAAATACTCTGGAATTCGTATTGAATTACTTGTGATTACATTTGTTATGGGTCTGGTATTGATGTTATTTTGATTATAATCGTCTAAAACAATGGTGAAATATTTTGGACCCAAAAGATCAATAGGTACGGTAGCCTTATTTCCTGTAGTAAATAATGCGATGACCGGTACACGATATCCCATTAACCATCCAAGTGTTGTTTCAATAGATGCGGATGAGTTGCAACCTTGATCTTCAAAGCAGTTAAACACACCATTGTAATCATAAAATTGAATGTAAGGATTTATAGTAGCGTCAAATGTCGCTGTATTATTTATCGTTGTAATCGGATATCCGTCAGGATCTATCCAACCATTTAATTTTAGTGTGATTTTACTTGAACTAGAAGTATATGTCGCAATTGGCGGATCTGGATTTACAGCGTTTGTAAACCCTGCAGCAATAAATGCTGCATTTATTGCAGTACAAAGAGCATTTGGAGCAAAATTACCTGGTTCTATAGAAATTTTGAAATTATTGCCTTTATTTGACACCCAAAAACATGTGTTTCCAAATTGGTAATCAATCGTATACCAAGTATAAGGAATAGAAACCGCATATAATCGTAAACTTAGTACATTAGTAACATGTTCAGACAAATCAGTCGTATAATCTGTCGCCGAATAGGATTCACCACGATTCCGGCTATCCAAAGTAATAAAGCGATTGATAACATTTTTTAAATTGGGATTCAGTACATCTTGAGAAACAGGAACATCAAATGTACTATTGATACCAAGTTGCTCTTGTTTCATAGGAAAATGTATATTATCATATAAGTTGACCTTTTGAGTTCTATCAGTTATTTTATCCTTTTGAACGTCGTCATTTTGGGGCAAATATTGATTGGAAAACCATGCATCTGTTTGATCTTTAAATTCAGGATTATCATTTGGTTGATCATTCTTTAATTCTGTTTCTAATGTATCAGTATATCGTAACACTTTAGACTGGATATTGCGAAAAAAAAGAGATAATTGGGGTTGTGATGAGAATTGTGATTGATAACGATTGGATGCATCAATAACACTGCTAGTAATTTCATCAATATATGATTGAGAAAGTTCATCTTCAGCGATGTCAAACTCAAATTCTAGTCCTAAAATAGCGAATAATTCAGATATGGTATAGTTATCAACATTGTAATCAATTGTGCTCATATAATATATAATATATAATAGAAGAGTATATATTATATTAGATAAGGTATTCTTAAATACTTTTTATTTCTGTTTCTTTTACATCTGAAAAGTCTGTTTCTTGTATATCCGATAAATCTTTCTGTAGAAATATACGTCGCACCTTTTCCTTCTCTACATTGAGATCCATATCCCAAGTAGTCATTAGTTTCTCATTTAAAACGGTGATTCCACAAGCGCGTTTCATATGTGTTTTACCTTTAAATAGAATTCGATCAAATGTCTCTATTAATCCAGAGTCTAGTTCCATAATTTGTTTGCGACTGAGCCAATGAATTCCCTTATAAGTGTATCTGTTATAATCATCATTGGAATATATTCTGTGTTTTTTATCCAAAACCAGTGTATTACGAACAAGACTGATGCCTTCAATTTGATTTGTGTCATTGTTCATTTCAAATACGAACATAAATGCGCCGACAGAAATTTTCTTATGAACTTTGATTAATGACCCATAATAAACAGAGTCTTTTACCTTCTCTCTGTAAGCCATGTTTTCAGCAAGTGTTGTATTATTAAAACGAGTGGATGCTAGGTGAAACATTGTATTAATATTAAATAATTAGTTGTTGCACTGATTGATGATTATATATGATACGATGTTTTTAAACCGAAATATTAATTCAATTTTATATATATTATTGTTTCAAAATAATAAGCATTTCAAATTTAAACATGGTATAAATAATTTTTATACCATGTTTTTATAATATATTTTCTAGACAAAATAACAATTTACTATTTTATAAAATATTTATTCAAATTCCTCTCTTAAACGGTCTCCTAAGACGTTGTATCTTGGATTTTCTAAACTCTTCAAGAAAAGAGACCAAGGACTACATGATTGTAGGGCATCAATGCCTTGTTCGCAAAACAAATTGAGTAATGCTGGGCTAAATCCTGACATCATAGACGCATTCTGTTGCGTTGACAGAGTTGGAAACCCCGTTGTGGAACTCAAATTCCAGAACAAAATATGAGGTGGCTTGTAAGGCTTTCCACATACTCTGATTCCAGCCTCGGCGTATTTTGAGGCGATGCTATCCATTAAAGATTTAGATGAATTATCCGCTGCATCCATCTGCATATCCGATAAAATGGTTAAAACCATATCTTCCACGTCTTCCGCAGGTAACGCTTGCTGTACAATTGCGTTCAAAATAAGGTCCAAAGCGGCATTAAAATTCGTATTCATTCCCCAGTCAGCCATCTCCAAAACTTCCACCATAGAAATGAAATTATCTTTGGACTCCAAATTAACCCAGTTTGGGCTAGCGCTGAAAGTTAGAACACGCTTGCCTAACATTGACTTCTCAGCGATGCGGATTCCTAGTGCAATTGCGGCATGAAGAGGATCGCCAACCATAGATCCAGAAACATCTACCATTGCAATCATCTTGCCAAGTGCACCGGTTTGCAGCGAATTATTAGTCCACTGAGCATTAAGGAGTTGCGCTTCACTGGAAGTCTGCTTTTGACTATGGATTAGATCAATAGCATTTTTAGTGAAATCATTGAGACCGACACGTTTGCCCTTGACTTCTACTTCGCCACGCGCGGCTTTTGCTGCGAATTCAGTGAACTTCTCTGCGCACAAAACACGATCATCTAATAGAGAACGTTGCTCACCCTTCTTGGTCAAGTTAAGAAATGCCTTCTTCTGCTTGTGCAAGGTAATTGAAGTTTGCCTTGTGGGATCAATATCTGCCCATGTGTTCGCGCACTGCTTGATCTGAACTGTATCTAACTTCTTGTTCAAGGAAGAGATGAGTTTGCGATAATCCATTTTTGCCTTTAAAATCGCTCTTTTAATAGATGACTCGGTAAGCGCAGTAGACAAATAATGTGAATAATAGTTCTTTGCAAGCCGAGTGAAGAGGCTGCTGTGCTTGGATTTTTCTCGGGGAACCCACTTGGCAGCCAAAGATGGTACATCTGCAGTCTCATCCATTTTGAGTTGGTTATTCAATAATTCAATCGCGTAGGTTTCTAATGAGACAGTATCATTTATTCCGGTTAACTGTAAATACTTGATCAAATGTTTGACATCCTTCCAGGATCCATATGGATGTTCAATTGAATCTGAATTTAAATCTGAATTTATAGATCCTTGAACAAATAATCTGAAAGCGAATCTCGCTAACTGAGGAAAATGCTTGTTCCATATTCCAAGCATCATATAAGCCAATGTATATTCACCTTTGCCGTCCACAAGGTCTCGTGTCTGTCCGATAAGTTTAAACATAATGGACATGTATTCAATGTAAACCTCTTTGGGAATTCTCCGGCTTTGATAATCTGTTTTTAAGGTGGACAAAATAGAGTCAACTTTTTGTGCAAGCGAATCAACAACTGCAGTTGAAGATGTGCGTGTCAACTGGAAACTGAGTTGAATAATTTGCTCCCGTGTATTGTTAGACCACGTGTATTCGCTATGACCGTTCTCTCCGATTTGAGAGGGTGTAAAATTATCCATTGCTTTTACTAGTGCTGCCATATTTGATTTTAATATTGATATGTATATATTTATTATATCATTTTGTCTTTATATTGGTTTCTTTTAGTTTTTGTCTTATTATTAGTCTTCAAAGAACTAGAATTAATGAGTATCCTTTTGGTTACAGAATGCTTTTTATTAATATCATGTTCTTTTTCATAAAAGATTAGACATAGGTTATTAATATCGTGAAACATGGAAATAGATTTGTCAAATGTGATAGAATCAATATTTTTAACCGATTTTAAAAATACGGAACCGATAGTTTTCTTATTGGATCTGAGAAAAGTTTTTAAATTTACAGGTTCAATATTAATGTTAAACACTAAAATAGATAATAGAGAATATTTTGCATCATTAAAAAAGGAATTTCTCTTGATTAATCCAATTATTTCTTCTCTTGATAAGACTCCAAGTGATTTAAATATGACTTTTTCTTCGTGAAGATAAGTAATTTCATTTTTATCATTTAAATAAATACAATTTAGATTGATGAATTCTAATGGTTCGCAATAATAGTTCTTATATTCATTTTCTATTTTGTCAAACTCTTGCAACCAAGATGTATCTAAGTCGTTAATATCATCATAATTATTTAAATCATTTTTATTATTTATGTCATTTTTATTATTTAAATCATTATTAGTATTATAGAAACTCATTTATAGTGTATTATATTTTTAAGATATAATACATTAGTGTTTTAAACTTAATTAGAATAAGATGAATCGTAATGATAATTATAATCATTAAAATGTTCGTTTTCCGAGTCTTCATCGGAATTAAATGTTGTATCTAACCAGGGATAGATAGGTTCAGAATAATACATCTCTTCGTATGCACCTTGTCCGTGTATTTTATCATATGTAACCTTATATTTGTTCCAATTAGAAGACAATTCCTTAAGAGTCATCATCCAGGCAAAATAGGGATCAGATTCAATTAACATTCGTTTTTCTTTGACTAAATCGTAATTGCTCTTTTTACCGTGAGAAACAGTAGTTTTTCCGGTATTTTTATTTATTGTATAGTGCACCCAGCCAGGAGGAACAACTTCTTCCGTCTTTTTAACAACATTTTTATTTGATTCAATATTTGAATCCAGTTTTGATGCCACATTTGTATAATTTAATACAGTTGTTTTATTTTGATTATTTGTTTTAGAGCCAAGTAAATCTGGAAATGCTTCTTTACTTAGATCAAAATCTGTTATTGTTGGTTTGGTTGCAGAAATAAATGCATTTCTGAAATTGTTTGTATTTGTATTGTTTATGTTACTGGTTTCTGATGTTCGGGATTTGAAATAACTCATTGTATTATTTGTTTATTAAAGTTTAATTATATTTATACATTATTATATCAAATAATCTTTATATCATTTTTTTTATTATAATATTTGAAAAAAATGATATAAATGATATATTAAAACCATTTAAAGAGAAAACTCTATATATAAATGGGTGAAGAAGTAAAGAAAGAATTAGAGCCTTCTAACAGCAAAATATTTTTAAATCCGGAGTTTAACAATAGAAAACCCACTTATTATTAAAAGTGATGATATTATAAATATTTACAGAAGGCTGCATAAAATTAAAAAAAGAAAAAGAAGATCAAAATAAATAGGTAACTTTATTTTAAATATTAATATTAATCTAACATTTTATTTGTAGGGAGGATGCCAATATTTTATTCATTGAATAAAATTCAAAAACTTATTTTTAAATAAAAAACTAAAAAACTAAAAAACTAAAGGACAAAAATAAAAAACAATTCTTTTTTTATTTTTTTATAAAATTTTTAACAAATAATTAACTAAGAACTACATTAAATATCAAATACGTCATCCAACGAAAGGGTGTCAGTTGCAGCCTTTGTATCAAAATCCAAACTGATTTTAACTGTTTCTGTTGAGTTGATCTCTGCAGTAAGTCTGTCAATTTCTGACTCCTTTTCACTCTGAAACACGATATTACTCGTATCTGACCTTTTATTTGTACTTTCTATCTTTGTCGGATCATTTTCTTCCAATATGTCCCAATTTTCGGAAATTGAATCTTTAAGTCTCTGTTTGTCTCTATCGGAATAGACCTCTAAAATATCACATTCTTGTAACTTTTCTTTCCCTTTTTTAAGCAGAGCCTCGCTGCTGGCAGTCCACTGATAATCACCGACTAAAATCCATGTACCTAAGTTAATCGTATTATCACGTTTACCTTTGCCTGAGAATTTTCCGCGAATATGAGCCAAGCGTTTGACACCGTCAAGCCCGACACAATTGCAAGTACAATTGCCTAACATTTTCGTTGCAATTGCATATACTTCACTTTTATCAGTAGATAACCTTAATTTATTATTTGCTGCACTAGAAGAACTCTTTGCAGCCATTGATTTCGCACCTTTGCCACCGAATGTATTTCTAACCATTTTAGAATATGTTGTTTTGCTTAATAGATAATAATATGTTGCTTTAGATTTAAGTAAATTTCAATTTTTTCTACTTTTTCCATCTTTTAAAAAAAGATGGAGGCAAAACCACGAATTGATTAAAGATTGTATTGCAATAAAAAATAGGAGTTTTCCTGTATTTATTTTTGTTTTTATATTTTTATATTTTTTTTTATAATTTGAATATATTCTTTTGCCTCCATCTTTTTTTAAAAGATGGAAATTTTGCTATACTTTTCTTAAAAGTATACTAGTTCTTCCTCTGAAACTTCAATTAAGTTATCATTTTTGAATTTGTGATAGAATGTTGACCATGTGTTTCGCTTTTCTATTATTGGAACAGCACGGTCTTTTACAATGGTTGACTGCTCATCTGGTTCGTAACCGTATGCCGCATAAAATGCTTCCTCAAAATCTTCGTCTACAAATTTGACCATATTCTTGACGTAATCCACATAACCTCTGTGTTCTTTGATTCTATCAAACCAAATAGGAGAGAATGAAGCGTGGTAAAGCCACTTATCGCTATATTTCTCTCTTATATTTGTTGGTCTTTCTAATTTAAAGAGACTAAGAAAATGTTCACTGTCAACAGCGCATTTGCATGCTTCTTTTAAAACAGTGTACGCTGGTTTTACTGATTCCAATGTTCTATATTGTTGCACTAAAACAGGGTCAACTTGCACGTAGAAATTTTTTGTTTTTCTTTTCTTAGAATCGTGTTTTACAATGTTGCTATCGCGTTTTACAAGCAACTTTGACAGCAGTTTTTCAAAAGGAACATCGGGATCTTTAGTAGACAATATTTCGTATGCCTTGCATTTCAATTCGTCGGTTTCATCGTCATCTTTCTCAAACATTTCGCAGATTTTTCGCATCATAAAGACGTCAGTATTGAAATCGCGTATTAATAGATTGTTGACAATGGACGCAATGATTTTCTCTCTTTTACTCAAATCTGAAAGATAAATTGTTTGTTTTTTATTTAGATAGATTTCAAAGGAAGGATTAAGTGTAGCAAAGAATTCGTAATAGATTTTCCACAGCGATTTTAGTAATTCAATTTGGAATCCACTGTGAAATAGTTCGTAAGCCCAGAACAAGGCATCGTCACTTTTATTTAGTAAACTAATGAGAAGCGCTGTTTGAACCTCGTCTTTTACGTAGAGATAACGGGTTAATACTAATTTGGAACCAGGTAAAGGAATAGTTAACACGTTATCTTTGTTACTATTCATTTTATAAATTGTTATTAATTGTTGTTGTTTTAATATAGTAGCAATAGTAGTTTTATAAACTGATTTTAATTTAGGGTACAATACTTTGCATTTATATAATAAATTTAATTTCAATTTTTATATTTTTCAAATACTTTTGTATTGTAGATTGGAAAACTAAAAGTTTTATATAAAATTATATAAAATTTTAAAAATTATCTAAAGGTTATATATAACATGCCACACCAATTAAACCCACAAGAATTAGGACAAGAACAAGTAGCACCAGTAGGAAAAGAAACCCTAATAATCGGAGGAAAGAAGCACAACAAGACATACCGAAAGAAGAGACACGGAAATAAGAGTCTAACGGCGTGGGTCAAGTTCGTGAAGAAGGTGGCTAGAGAAGAGAAACTTCCATACAGAGACGCGATGATGCGCGCAAAGGTGCGTAAGGATAAGGGGGAGAAGTGGATGTCTGGAGGAATTGGAACCACAGTTGATGGATCCGATATAGGATCCGATATAGGATCCGATATAGAATCCGGTGTTTATAGAACCGAAACTGGAACCGCATATCCAAATGGATATGAAAATATGAATGAAATAGATGGCGGTCGCCGTCGCAGATCCAGACGCCAATCTAGACGCGGTTCTAAGAAGCGCAGAGGATCCAGACGTGGGTCCAGACGCGGTTCCAAGAAGAGACGCTAAACAATATTTTTAAAATTTGTTTTAAAAACTAGTTCATTAAATTGATGCAATGCATTATCTAGAGAACCACGTTTAGACGGATCTAAACTCATATTTATTTCTAACAACTTCATAAACTCAGTTATGAATTGGTTATCTTTCTTTACAGATCTTATAATACTTAAAAAGACCGAACTTAATGCATAATTATCCCATGTGTCTGCATATTTGATCATATAAGTCATAATTTCATCCGTAGATTTATTGACATATTTGCTAAAATAAGAATATAATTGTAAATTTAAATTTACTGTATTATTTGTAGCCAAATAATTGGAAACAACTGTTTCAATATTGTCTTGAGATAAGGAGCAATCATTCGCAATTTGAAAATGTAGCAAATGAAACTCCACTGGTAATCTACTGCTAATATTGGTTTTATCGCTGCAAAACTGTAATAACTTTTCTCTCCTTATCTCTATTGCAAAGATAAAATTAGAAAGTAATAATGTTTCCTCCTCTTCATCAACAATAACAGTATCTAAACTTATATTGTTATGAACAATGCATTCTGAAAACAATTTAGTAATTGAATTTATTGCTGCCCGGTAAAAATCAATCAAATTCATTATGTATTTTTTGTAACTTGTTGTAGAGTTGTTCTTTAAATAGGAATCCGCATATATCAATTTTCTGTAATCATATGTTTGCAGTAAATCAGAATCTACTGCTATCTCTTTGGCTGACTCAATGTGCTCCATTTCTTCGTTAATGGAAGCGATTTTCAGTCTCTCTATCGTATTAAAGATATAGAAATGTTCATCATAGTAAGGAATTAAATATTTTATTTGATCTACTATGTAAATTTCATTCTCTAAACGAGGAGTAAGAGAGACAATATGATGTGTAAATCTATTCTTTCTTTTTCCTGGATAAGAAGAAATTATATTATTATTCTCAGTCTTTAAATCATAAAAAAAATAAGTATTCATAATAGTCTGTTATTATGACTAATATAAATAATATTTAAATTCTTTATTTACTTATTCTTTTGTTCCCTTTTCTTTATCTTTATCTTTATCTTTGTCTTATTCTTTTGTTTTTAAATCTGTCTTTTATCATAGTTTATTTCTTATTAGTCAAAAGGAAATAACGGTTTTTGTATGTCTTCTTCAGTTTGTCTTGGATAACTCGGGGATCCTTAATGCCTTGTTCTACAATCTTGGATACAGTTTGTTTCAAAACAATATCATTTTCCATGCAAAAGCAGTGAAAACCGGTTTTTGGTTGATAATCATTTTTGCCCAAGTGCTTAACAACATGGGAATCCATGGCAGCAAGTAAATCGTGCGGCACATTGATATATTGTCTTCTCTTTTTAGGTTCCTGTTTAATGGGATTTTTCTTGCGGAAATAGTATCTGGCGCTTTTAAACATCTTGTCAACTGTCTCTCCTTCATAACCTAGTCGCAAAAGTCTTTCATCTTCAGTTTGAATAATGTCTGCATTGTCTTCAATCCATACGTTCCATGCATCTTTGAAGTCTTTTCGGTGATCGTATTGGTGAATTTTGGAAAATTTATAAAGTTCTTCCATAAATTCTTCAGTAAATTTGAATCGGAAAATGGCGGCTTCTAGATCTAATTCTAAATCTTCTTCAACATTTTTATTTTTAACATTGATATTGATATCAATGTTAATATTGTTATTGATAATAGTTTCCATCTTTTAAAAATTAGTTATTTTGTTTCCTTTGTATTCTGAATAATATTATCTGTGTAATACTTATTTAATTCAATTTTTTTAATCTAATAAATGATTTTACGTTTAAATAAACATATTTTACTAGTGAGTATTTAATATGGAATCACTTGATACTATTTATAATAAATATGACACTGATAAAAATACTTATTTTCATAATTATACAAGACAATATAATGTATTGTTAAATAATTTTAGAGATAAACCGATTAAATATTTAGAAATTGGTGTTTTCAATGGAGGAAGCATAAAAGCCTTTAGAGAAGGATTTAAAAAATCAACATGTATTTTAGGTTTAGATATTGATGGTAGATGTAAATCTTATGAAGATATTAGTAATAATATATTTATAGAAATAGGGGATGCTACAAATTCTGATTTTATAAAACAAATAACTCAAAAATATGGTTCATTTGATATAATATTAGATGATGGTTCGCATATCAATCGGGATGTGATAAAGTCATTTGAATTACTGTTTCCACTATTAAATGATGATGGTTTATATATTGTTGAAGATACTATATGTTATAAAGCAGAAGGATATATAGATCCCCAATATAAAAATCATTTGCAATATTTTTTTGAATACACTCAATTTTTAAATCAATGGCGTTATGATTCACACCAAGGAATAAAAGATAATTGTATAGATCCTTTTAAAATTCAGAAAAAAACAAACAATGTTTTTGAATCTTCAATAGATAAAATAGAATATGGTTGTTCCTATATTGCTATTTCAAAAAAAAATAGAACACATTGGATGTAAATAGTATGAAATAATACTAAAAACCAATAAAGAAAAGATCTAAAGATAATTTGTCAATATAAAACAAAATATAAAACAAACAAATTAAAATGAATTATAATGATAATGGCGATGAATATGATGACAATATTAGACCACCAGATGCACCAATTAGAGAAATATTAGTTCCACGTTTTAATACAAACTTTATAAGACAAAACTTTAATAATGACGCCGCTTTTGAAGAAGTGTTACAGCAATCACTTAAAGATTCCGAGTTATTATTTGCAGAAGAAGAACAAAAACAATTTGAGACTATTATGAATCAACATAAAGAGAGAAAACAAAAAGGAGAAAGTATTGTAAAAAAGATAGATAAGGTTAAAGCATTTGACGTAAAAAATAAAGAAATTTATGAAACCATTTGTTCTATCATTGAATTATGGGAAATGGAATACATAGTGCAGTTTGAAACAGAGCAAGATAGTTATGATTCTATACGAAAAATAATTAAGACCATTCGTCTAACAAAAGAAGAACAACAATTTTTAAATGAATTAATAGTTTTAAATCCAATATAATTTATTTATTATTTATTATTTATTATTTATTATTTATTTTTATATATTTTTATTTTTCTGAAAAAGCCTCGTTATAGTCTCTCTTTTTTCTATAAATAGAAACCTTTTTGGGGATTTTATTTATAATTTCTTTGAAGCGTTTATCATGATTTTGAAAACGATTTTTATAATATTCTGAGTAAGTTATTTTTGAATTAGTAGGCATTTTATATTTGAATTGAGTTGTATAATTTGAATAAAAAAGATATATTATTTTATTATTAATTCAATTTTTCTTTTATTTTATTTTTAAAATTATATATTATTCATATTTTAATACTTAAAGACAAATTACAACATATAATATATTTACTTTTTTCTATTCTGCGTAGCCAACAAGTCGCCGACCCAGTGCATATATTTCCGGCCGCTCTAAAGATACAATATTTGAAACAGGCATTCCATATGTCCTCGGCGTCTTCGCAAACAATTTCACCTCACACGGCCAATGAGACGTCATTCGCATCTCTTCAAACGCCTTGATCTTCTTTTCCAGATTCTTTTTTGTCGCCAAACTTCTCGGCATATAGCACAAATAAGCAACGCAGCGGAAATTTGGTATTGCTCTGCCTCTTTCCGCCTCTACTCCGCAATGAATTGTCCTGCTATCCCACAAAACAATAGATCCTTTGGGACATTTTATTCGCTTAATAGTGCAGCCGCGTTCCAGATAGAAGTTTTTCATCGGTTCATCACTCAATTTAAACCAATTACTTTTATCTGTTATTCCAAATACTTTGCCAAATTCAGAATGAAACCAATTACTGCCTTCGTAGAATTCTAGTGTCGCGTCGCCTTCATTTACATCTAAGCCAGTGACCCAACTTTGCACACATTTGAAGCCATTTGTAACAAAACTTTGATCCGAGTGATGCCATGTGCTATTGTGCCAACCGACTTTCGTTGTCTCGGGCGGCATATGGAATGAAGCGGCATCAAAACTTACCAGCAAATCTTCTTGCGAACAACCCCATATTTGCGCAAATACGGCGGCACACTTCGGATTCTGACGCAAGTTCCATATGAATTGTGCGTGCCCTATGGTCCAATGCTGGATCAACATAGAATGTAGCGGAAACAACTTGCGAATTTGAACCCAAGTCTCGGGTTTCTCACGATTCATAGGCACTTCAAATAGTTGAGTTATGTCTTCTAGTGTGTTCCACATTCCGTCAACCATTTGATCGCATTCTTCGTCGGATAATAGTGATGGAATGATCGCGACGCCATAGGTTTCTACTGTTAGTAGAGCGGTTTCTTTAGTGCAGACATATTTTTCAAATACGTATTCTGGTACTTCCTTTGCTTCTTTTGCCTTTACCTTTTTATTAGTATTATTAGTATTATTAGTATTCATTGGTTGATTTATTATTTATAGAAAACAGATACAAGAAACTTATACAAATAAAGTTTTTCAATTTTTTTAGAAAAAAGAAAAACCAGAATAAAAGAAACAAGAAAATGAAACAATTTAAAGAAAATAAATCATAATAGTATATACAATAAAATATTTTGTTTATTATATTAATAAGATGACCCTTCAACCAAATCCAAAATATTGTTATAAAATCCACGATAAATTATATGATTTAACTGATTTTGTGAATATTCATCCTGGAGGAATAGATATGTTTAACAATTTGAAACCAGATACAAATATTACTCCCATGATTTATTCTTATCATAAAAATCCGAAAAATATTTTAGAGATACTACCTAAATACGAGGTTCCTGGAACAGATGATATAACTATAAAATATGATACAAATTACACATATGATAAATACTGTGAATTGAAAAAGATGGTTTACAATGAAATTCACGAAAAGAAAATACCTCTGTATTGGTCTAATAAAGAAAAAGCATACAATGCATTTATGCTGTCTATGTATCTGGGATTATGGATTCATTGTTTATTGAATCCAACAGATTTGTCTTATTGGTGGATGGTTTTGTTAGCGGCTATGAATACTGGAATATGTAATTTAATATTTCACGAAGCATCGCATTACACTGGATTCAAAAATCAAACAATAAATAACTATTTGACTATATGTTCTTATCCAGTAATGGTTGAAAGCAATTGGAAATATATTCACAATTTTTCACATCATTGTTTCACAAATACGGATTATGATTTTGATTTTTCCCTTCCAGGTGAAATTATAAGACATTCAAATAAACAAAAACATCATTGGTATAATAATTTTCAAAGTGTTTATAGTTTATTTATTTTTCAACTTTCATGTTTACACAAAGGTTTTTTTACTAGTATAAAGCGAAAAGGAACTAAAAATTGGATATGTTTTCCCATTTTAATTTTTACAATAGGATTATTCAAAACACTTTTTTGGTATTCATTATCCGGACTCTTATTTGCTTTTATCGCACAAGTGTCACATATACAGCACGAGTGCATCCAAAACAATATAGAAAATAAAAATAAAAATGACTTTTTGTATAATCAAGTTTCAAGCAGTATGAATTACAGGACAAATGACATTATAACAAGATTTATCTGTTTTTCATTAGACATACAAATTGAACATCATTTATTTCCAAATATTCCTCATAGTTCATTGCGACAAATAAAACATATTGTTCGTGATTATTGTGATAAGAATGATATACCTTATATTGAAAAATCAAATATTTTTCAAAGCATTTATTCGTATATTTGTTATTTATACAAAATGGGAAAAAAGCCAGAATAAAATAAACAAAAATACAAAAAATTGATTTAATAAATATGATATTAAATCAATGTATTTAATATAATATACATAGTTGTAAACGAGAAACGATAAATGGATTCTAATACATTATTTCAAGAAGATGCCTCATTATTTGCAAAATATGATCCGCAATTACGTGCAAATATTTGCGAATATTTGTCTCAACTGAATCCAATTGAAAGAAAAGCGTATAAAATTGCAAAAGACCACTTGGGAACCTCGTTCAATTTAATAAAAAGCAATGGGTTCTGTGATTGGCTAAAAGAGAAAAAATAAACAATTAAAAAATAAATAAAATACTATCTTTTGTACTGGCGTTTTGTCTTTTTTTTAACTCCATTTACCCTCTTATATTTGCTTGTCATTCGTTTCAAAATACTTTGAAATGTTACCTTAGAATTCAAAAACTGAGCAATGCTTTTGTTTGTTCTGGCTAATATTTTTTTACCACCGGTTTGCATTCTTTGACCACCTCTTTGGTTTTGCATTTCTTGCAATTTTTGTATTTCTAATTTACCATTTTCTACAACCTTTTCTATATCTTCAGGGTTTTTAGCATTTTCTACATCTCTTTTTATATTGTCAATAATTTTTGTTTCTACAACATCATCTATTTGATTATTTAATGCATTATTTTCTTCTTTCAATGTTAATGGTCCATATAAACTATCTACAGTTTCTCTTGCTTCTGAAACTGCTTCACCTAGCTTTTTTAATGGGGGTTTTACTAATTCAGAAATATCATTTACTTCGGTTGCAACTTTGGTTATTAAAGGATTTACCACTTCTAATTGTAGTTTTGCGGATTCTAATGCTGCTATTGATGATGTTAAAAATGGTACTGCTGCCAACATATAATTCCTTTTGTTATATTATACAAATTTTATTTATTTATTATCTTATTTCATCTTTTGTTGTTGTTGTAACAATTTAAATTCCGCAAAAGATAATGATTCTAACTTCTTAGGTGGCTTCTTTAAAAGTTCCAGATTAGATAATCTGCCTTCCCAAGTGTATCTATTTGCATGCTCTTTTAGAATTGTAGCGCTTTTAGTAGCATTATTAGATGTATTACCATTTCCATTTGTATTAGACGCATTTGCATTTGATTTTGAACTATTATTACTAGTCATCATATGTTGCTTGCTGCTAAAGGATGGTTTATTATTTACTTTTTTAGGTACAATCTTTACCAGAGTATCTTGGGTTTTATTATTTTCCTTTTCTTTTAATTCCTCTAGAATCTTCTTTTCATCCACTCGCTTCAATTCCGCCGCTAAATCAACAAACAATGGTTTACACCAAAAAGTCATGACATATTTGCGGCCAATTGTTTCTAAATAACGATAAGGAATCGTATTGTTACTGAAATATTCAAACGATTTCTTACTATTATTGTATCTCATATAAACATTCCCAAGCGGCGTCTGCTCTAAAATATAATTATTCACATATTTATCCAGGCGTTGATTGACAATCTGTTCTCTTGCCAACGTGGTAAAATCAGGTGTTTCACATTTCAATAATTCATCTAACTTGACCGTTAATTCGTTTCTAGTTGTCTTCAAATCATTGAACAATTCATCTATGTCATATTCACCAGGTTCATCCGCATAAGAATCCTCAATATTAAAATAACAAATCATCTTTTGAATAACTTCATCTGTTATGCTAACAAGACCGGCATTAAAAATAGGTTCCAATTCAGCCAACTCATAGCGTAAATCCGCAATATCAGTCTTTAATTTAAGTTCCCAAGTTTGTTTATTATTTTTATATTCTGTTGCTTCTGCAAGCAATTCGTATTCAGTAAATGGATAATTATTTGGAAATGAGGCATATTTGTCTAAATATTTGTCTTCGTATTTGACTTCTACTGCTGGTATTATATCTTCTTCCTTTAATTCCTCTCCAAATAAATCAGATTTCGTTTCAGAATCTGTGTCTTCAAACCCCAAATATGGCATTGATCCCATAATATGTTGAACATAGGCTTCAGATCTTTCGTGATATTCAATCGCTTCTCTCTTTATAAAATCATAAAAAGTAGTGTATTTAAAAATAACATAAATGAAAAAAAAACTGGTTATATATGGAAACGCGTTAATATTATCTAATAATTGCATTATTTATTCAATATAATATAGTATATTGAATAAACTTTAAATCAAAACACAAGTATAATTCTTTTTTCTTTTTCTAAATTTTCTAATTTTTTATATATCTTGTTTATTTCATTTTGTTTATCTTCTCTGTAAACAAATCATCCAATTCTTTGTCCAATAATGGTACCTCTAGGAGTTCATAAGTGGCATCTGGATGGTCAGGATGCAAGCGCACAAGGCACAATTTTGTCACTTTTTTCCCATATTTCTCCTCCAAAATCCTCCTATATGTATTTAGTTGTAATGAATACTGCCAGAAATTGGTTGCCGGTAAGTGACTGATTAAAGGATTTGTTGCCGTCTCATTCCAGCCATTGACCTTTGTAATCTCTTTGCAGCGCTTCCAATCGTAAATCGCCAGAGTACCGTCCGGATTCTCGTAAACCATATCAATTGAACCGGCAATCTTTGCGTCCTCATGATAAATCATCCATTCTGTGCGATATGGCTTCAAATGCGGATGATCTCTGACAAATTGAATGAAGAACTCCCATTCAGGAGATACTGGATCTGAATTTAATTGTTGAGCAATTTCGTATTCTTGCAACAATTCGTTGTGTGTGTAAACGAAAGTAAATCGCGGATCATTCATAAAGATCTCAATTTGTTCGTGCAAGTTTGTTCCCGAACCAGCGGCAGCGGCACCAGAAGTGGTCCAGGAAGCCTTGATTTCTTCCGCAGTTTGACCCCAATACTTGTGATCTGGACCCCAAGCCTTACTACTGAAAATCTTGGCGATAATGGCATCGGCGTCAAATTTGGGAAATTGTTGATGCACAAAGGTGGTGACAGAAGTGTAACGCTTCTTTAAATCAGTTTGGATCTCATATCGGTGACCGTGACTGAAGAATTTTATATTTTTATCGCGTTCATTTGGAAAGTTAGATGCTAATACATTTTTCATTGTATAGTTATTTAATTTATTAATAGAGTTGTATTTAAGTTGTTAATAATTAATCTTTAAATACTAATTTATATTTCAATTTTATTTCCTTTTTCCTTTTTTTATTTTTTTAAAGAATCCTTCTCCATCAAATAAGCCACTTGTTTTTTTATACTCTGTATCTCGTGTGTTAGCAATCCAATTAGTCCAATATAATTCAAGGATTTCATAGAATCTTCGTTTTTTGGAATGTTAACTAAAAATTCTAAATTGGTACCAATAAAATCGTCCGCTAAGAAACCAATTTGAGGCTCGCCATTCATTGTATAAATTTTTGGCTTCAGATTGTCTACGCTATATTGACTTAATGCATAGTCATTAATTGGCTCTTTTGTTAGAAGCGGCAATGTTGAACCTAATAAACTATAAACAAACTCTTTTGAAGCATCTTTATCAATATATTTTACGCCATTTAAATCATAAACACCTGATTTTAAACGTTTATCTGATGTGGCGTTGAAAGAGAATGCGGTTATTTTACCAGTGCTGTCAAAAAATATTTTATTACTAGTGGATGATATAAATAGCGACGCTACTTGACCCGACTGTGATCCAGAACCTGTCAAATAATAGTCAGTACCAGATTGCACACTTGTATTAAGTATTACACTGGTGCCAGCCGCACCTTGTGATCCAGTAACCCCAGTATTGCCTTGATATCCTTGTGCCCCAGTGCGTCCAGTATTGCCTTGATATCCTTGTGTCCCAGTAACCCCAGTATTGCCTTGATATCCTTGTGTCCCAGTAACCCCAGTATTGCCTTGATATCCTTGTGTCCCAGTAACCCC